TGCTCATTGCATATTGCCTATTACTTCAGCAGCCGCCTCAGGATTTTGCTGGGCTAGTTGCTGTGCTTGCTGAGCTGCTTGCTCTAAGTTAAATGCCCGTTCTTCTGGTGATGTTCTGAGCCTGCTAGGTACGCCCAGCTTATCAGCGATAAAGTCAATAATCTCACCGTACTTAGGCGTTGCTTGACCCTCTGGCCCTAACTGTGCAGCCATCTGTACAAACTGCATTGTGTTAGTTACATCTTCCATGTTCTGCGCCATAGCCAGCGGAGCGATAGGAGATACACGCACCTCTAATCCATTGACTCGTAATGGCAGATCGATCAAGCCACGCTCATCCATTACCTGTAAAGTCTTGCTTACCAAAGGAATCATGGTCTCGTTAATCAGGCGACCAAAAGCAGAGCCTAAGTTTTGGCTTAATTCCTTCATGCGCTCGACTACTTCTGTAGCAGAGCGAGCAGACATATTGTCAGGTGGTAACGACTCATCAAGCAAAATGCGTTTAATGTTTTGCACTAAGTCATTAATAATCAGTTGCGATACGTTGAAATCCCCAGCGCGAGGTAGCGGTTTTAATGATTCGCCTTGTGGGCCACCATTACGCGCTACTGGGATAATTGCACCGGGGATAATCTTAACGGTAGCTGGGTTTAATACACCATCATCTGCCGCTGTGTATACGCCTGAGATAGCCAAGCTAGCATTTTTAAGTACCAGCTCTTTTACTTTGTTTAATGTCTTGATGTCTGGAAGGGCTGTAATCAATGGGCCACGACCATAAATCTCGCCAGCGACCTTCATATAGCGACTAACCACCCACGGGCTATGCTTTAGCCTGCGATACACAATCTCAGTCTTGGACTCTTTGTGGATAACGTGATAGCAATAGTCGCCACGCTTAGGATCAAATACAGTAGCCTCAATCAGCTCTACATCCTCTGTGGGCTTGTTATCAATCTTAGCCTGCAAGTCGGAAGGAATAGTTGCATCTTTCCATTGCTGGGTAATCGCCTCGCCCTTGATACGCATACGGCGGTATACGTTATCTACTTGGCCGTTGGCGCCTTCTTCAAACGCAACCAAAAACTGTGGCACAGGGATGTAGTTAATTGGCGATACGTCATCGCCAGGCTGAACCATCATTACTGCTGTACCGACTGACAGATCAAGTAAAAACTCACCGACAGCAATATCAAAGTTAGACTGTTTAATAGTCGCAAACAGCTTTTCTGTGTAGATATCAAGAGCTGCGTTTGCCTCTGCTTTGCGATCCTCTGGAATATCAGGGCCAGCCTCTAGGCGGCACCATCTACGTTGTGGGGGGAATATGCCTGACTGGATACGGTTAGCAAAGCGCTGTGTAGAGTTGATAGCTGTTGCATCAAATACGCGGTTCATCTTCTTAGCGCCGCCTACCTTGCCATCATAATATCCATCGTACAGATTACGCTGTGGCAAAGCGAACTCGTATGCCTCATCGTATAGATCGCGAAAGTCCTCTTTCTTACGCAGAGCAATGTCGTGCCGCTTGAGTACATCTTCTGGTTTTAAACGCATCATCTCAGCCATATCAATCCTTTTTGTGTCTATTCGCAAAGTTGCGAGCTGCCTCTTTGCTGCCAAATCCCCATGCCTTCAGCGCCAGCTTTAGGCGTGTAGGCTTTCCATTCTCATCTGTCAACGGCCCAGCCATCCCACCAAATCGAGCAGCAAAAGATACGCGCCGTGGGTTCGTACCTTCTTTGACAGGAGCTTTTAGATTCGCGCCCTCTGTCCGCTTAAAGTATTTACGGCCAGCCTCAGTAAGACCTCCGCTAGGGCTCTTATACTCTTTCTTCACTCGTACCACTCCAATATAATCTCAGCGGCGTGAGCTGTGCCGTTGACGTTTGTAAGCCTAAATAAGTAAGTAGTGAGCGGTTTTAAAATAACGTCTGTTCCGCTGATTGAGCCACCACCTGCTTTTTTGCCTGTTCCACCAATTAATATCTGAGTCAGAATAGGAGTGCCAAGCGTAGTAACCGTTGGATTTAATAATGCCGCCGACTGGCTTGCTGCGGTAGAGTTCCTGTTTTTATTTATTGCAGTTAGGCTTGTGCCGCCTGTTACTACTGAACCCTCATACAGATAGCCCATTGCATCGCCAGCGCACAATCCGTAGATGCCGATATTTGGAGTAACGCCAGCAGCAAAAGCAATAGCAATATCAATACTTGCATTATCCGCTAATGGATTATCAAAATCTTTAACAAAACCAATCGCAAAAGAGCGACCTTCCTCAAGGCGAATATTGCCAATGTCTTGCGTAGGCAATGGCCTTTCAGAGCCAGCTAATTGCTGAGTACCGTCACCATTTACAAAAGAAACGGATACGTGCTGCGACTTAGTATCTAGCGACTCGCGCTTGACTTCAATGGCCATTATGACTTCTTAGGCTTCATTGCAGTTTTAGCTGCTTTCTTAAATGCAGAATCAGTAGGCGCTCCGGGCGAGCCAGGCTTACGCATCTTTTCCTTAGAGCCTTCAGCAATGCGCTCACGTTTAGCGTGAATATTGGCATAGAGTCCGGGCTTCATCTTAGTAGCCTCCAGCTTTCTTACCCTCTGACATAGCGATTGCTTTAGCTTGAGCTGGTTTAGTTACCTTCTGGCCACCGCTTGATTTGAGCTTTCCTTTGGAATACTCACGCATAACCTTTTGAACTTTAGATTGCATCTTGTCTTTATCTGGCATGATTTTTCCTTACAGATTATTGCCGCCACCAAGCGTTTCGCTGCCAGCGGTATTTAAGCGAGCATCAGACAAGAGCTGACGGCCACGGCGGCGAGCACCGCGCATACGAGCGCCTTGTTGCTCATCCATTGCACTAGCTCTTTCAACCACATCTTCAGCGGCTTCTGCCATTGGCATCTCTGGGGCCTGTGGCTTTTTATCAACACCAATAGCTTGGCCTACTTTTTGGACTGCTCCACCCATGATTAAACTCCCATCCCGTTAGAACCTAAAGTTTGCTGTACACCCGTTTCTGGGTTTAAGCGTGTATCTGCTAGCAGCATCCGTGAGCCACCGCGTCTGCGTGATGCAACTCGACCAGCAGCTTGTTCAGCTAGGTCTCTGCGCTCATCGTCTGCCTGCTGCTTTAAGCGAGCATTTTCTTCCTGTTGAGCACGAATTTGTCCGCTCATATCGGGGCCACCGCCACCGCCACCTATTAATCCACCCATATCAAAACCTCGCCATAAGTAAGTAATCAACCTGATCTGGGCCGTACTTTCGCATCACGCTTTCAGTTTCAAACCCAATCGCTTTTGCGTATCTGAACGCCCTATTGTCGTCAGTTCTAACAGTTATTTGTAATCTATGCAACTGGAGATATCTAATTGCGATATCGCTAAATGATTTGCCAGTTCTAAGAGCTGTTGCTGGAATCTCCCTAGCTTGATTATCAAAGAGACTCCACATCTCACCGACTCCAGGCCAGATGTTTACTACACCTAAAACAGCTATGGCCTTAGCGCCTTTAAACGCAGTAAACGCAACACCCATCTGCGCTTGCTGAGATACCATAGACTTAATATCGTATACGTGCGAGAGAACCGATATCTCTTTATGGTCAAAGTCTAAATGGTCAAAGTGCTCAGGCACGAACGGCAGGTAGTACATCCCCTTGCGCTTATGCACCTCGTCATTCATTACCTCATACGGTATAGAGAATTTCATCGTCCAAATATATCAAAGTCGCTGTTGGCTACGGTTTGGGCTACAAAAGTCTTAGATTGACCAGCTGGCCCACGGGTCATGCGCTTGTATTCGCCACCGCCTAGTAGCAGGTAGCCAAAGGCATCGCCTACGTGCGAGTGCTCATTCTTATTCGGTGCATCCTTAAAGCGCTCTTGGCCTGATCCGACTGAGATTCGCTTGAAGTGGTAGCCACCTGCCAATGATTTGCGCAGCATCTTGCATTTTGTGTCAACCAATAGCCCTGGCTTACCGTTAATAAGGCGTTGCATGGGCGCGGCAGCCGACTCTCGGCGCACCTTAAAGTCGTTTGATGGGGTAGGTTGAGCTTTAAGGCCTAGCGTCTTTAAGAAGTCAAAGGCCGTTACCTCGTAGATCGCATCCCTAGCCATACCAGCAGGGTCGCCCCATACCAATACTTGGATGCCGGGGTATCTAGCGTTGAGCTCCGATATGAGCTGATGGCCAAAGCGCTCTAGTCCCATATCAAAAGTAACAATCTCATCAATAATCTGCCATGTGCCAGACGGTAAACGCTGGCCAATCACCGCAGCTGGGGTCAAACCAAAGTCAAGACCGACTTGGATTGGCACCGTAGGATCTACCTCAGTAGGGCCAGACATAATATTATCGTTGTATTCTGGCCACACCGACTTACCCTCTTGCACATAGGTGTACTTACCTTCTGCGTAGCACCTAATCCAGTCTAAATTCTTACCTAGTAGCATCTGCTGATAGTAGCCAGCAGGTAGGTTGGCTACGTTTTCAGCTTTACGGTTTATTTGCCACCACTTGCCTGACGCAAAGATGCAGTCGTTTGCCTCTGGGTTCTCAGGCAGATCGGTTACTGGCAGCTCAATCACGCCCCCTGGCTGCTTAAAAAACTTCCAAGCATATGGCCCAGTCATCTTTTCTTTTTCAGCTAGGCGATACCACCAATGGTCATCGTCCATCGGGTTGGTATCCATCCAAATACCATGCCAGCTTGCGCCGCCATCGCGCTTTGTAGGGTATCGACCCACACGGTGTGTAAGGCCATCGATTACAGCCTTCGGTAATTCACGCGCCTCGTTAACCCACGCGCCTGTTAGCTCTAGGGATAACAGCTTTCGCACGTCTTTGGGCTGGTCAAGCGCCAAGAAGATTACCTCGCAGTCAATACCAGCTGCGCCTTCTCTGGCAGGCAACCGAATGTGATGCGTAATGGGCGGCGTATGCAGCATTGGGCCAAACGTATTCTCAGGGAACAGGTCTAACCACGTCTTTATTGTGGTAGTCTTGAGCTCAGGGTACGAGTTTCGTACGATAACAAAACGGCTATATCGGATGCCATCGATAGGGCTAGGCTTTTGCTGAATTGCGCGAATGAATACCTCGGCAGCGCAAGCATATGACTTGCCGGAGCCCACAGGCCCCATCATCCCGCGCACAAACGCATTAGATGTGAGAAACTTATATACCTCTGGGCTTTTAGAGAAGTCTAGGTTCAGACCTGTAGAGGGAATTTCTTTAGAACTAGCCTCTTTGGTACGTGACATAGATAACCTTTTTAATGATATTTTCTCAAATATACTGTATAAACAACAATATGCAAAATTTCTAGGGCATATATGTCAGGATATCACCTAACAGACGCAGAGTTTATAGCCGAATGGAACGCCGCTCCTAATGCAGTTGAGATGGCAAAGAAGGTTGGCATCAATTATCGCAACATTTTAAAGCGCAGGCGTGCGATTGAGTCAAGAAACAACATTGTTTTAGCGGCAAAGGGCCTTGGCCAAGACAAACTCAAGTACGAAAACATCAAAATAAGCAGGGCTGAGGAAACCCCTCACCATGCTAGGCGTGAGATCCAGATGGAAAAGGGGCGCGTAGTCGTATTCTCCGATGCCCACTTCTGGCCAGACGATTACACCACAGCATACAAAGCGCTCTTGATGATTATCAAGGAGTTCAGACCCAAAGTCGTTATTGCTAACGGCGATGTGTTTGATGGCTCCCAGGCTTCGCGCCATCCCCGCATTGGCTGGTCTAATACGCCAACCATCAAAGAGGAGCTGGAGGCCTGCAAAGAGTTCATGGGTAATATTGAAAAGGCCTCAATCGGCGCAGAGCTGATCTGGACGCTAGGCAACCACGATGCTCGCTTTGAAACATTCCTTGCAGCTCAGGCTGGGCAGTACGAGGGAGTTGAGGGCTTTACACTCAAAGACCACTTCCCTCTATGGAAACCTTGCTGGTCTTATTGGATTAATGACGATACGATGATTAAGCACCGATGGAAAGGCGGGTTCTCAGCTGGCCGCGCTAACTCGCTGAACGCTGGGGTTAACATCATTACTGGCCATACACACAACTTGGCCGTACAGCCGATTACAGACTTTAGCCCAGCTTTCCGACATAACGGTGGAACTCGTTACGGCGTACAAACAGGCACATTGGCAGAGCCACACTCGGAGCAATTTGTTCATTACACCGAGGATAACCCAAAGGATTGGAGATCAGGGTTTGCCCTACTGTCTTTTGAGCGTGGGCGGCTGATGCTGCCAGAGCTAATCCAAGTATGCGGCGAGGATGAGTTTGAGTTTAGGGGCTGTATCAATAAGGTATGAGGCTAAGTCCAGAGGTTGTCCGCAACCTTTACGCATCCCTCTATTGCTGCTATCCATTTACTAAATGGAAGATGCCCTTGCCGGAGGAGGTTGACTTTATCGTAACCGCAGACCCAGAGCTGATGGGTACTTACCTATTTGATACGGGTGAGGACTACGAGCATACGGTAACGGTATCCTCTGCTCGATGCGGCCATTACTATACCGTCCTAACCACGCTGGCCCATGAGATGATTCACATGAGCTTTTACAGGCAGAAGGGCGATAAGTGGCTGCACCACGGCAAACCCTTTCGGGATCGCTGCCGCTTGGTAGCTACAGAGCTGGGGTTCGATCCATTAGAGCTGTAAGTGCATGAAACTTAAATAAAAAGTCATGCAAACTTGTGACGTTATGTCCGATATTTGTATACACAATGTATACACAGACAGGTTACGTTTTGCACAATATACATAAAAATACTCAGTTTTTATGCAGGTTTAACACAATTATTGACATTATTCTGTTCAAAGCGCTGGAATACGCAGATTTATTGACTGGCAATGCAACTGCATTACCAAACCCTACAAAATGCCCCGATCAGTAACTTTTGTGTAATTAACTACACTTTTCTTTACAAATGCCCCGTTCGGTAAACATAACATTTTGTATCTCATTCCATACATTAGTACGGTTTAAGTAACATATATGTTACCAAACGCCCCACTTGGCTAGCTCGGTAGCAACATAAACTACTAGGCCGCCAAAGTAAAACACCACAGCCACAGCCTCAACCACGAATAGCGGAGTATCGTCTAGCGCATAGCCAGCAATAGCCCACATGGTAGAGCCAATAAAGCCTAGGATCAGGTTTGCAGGGTAGATATTGAGCGCAGTCAGCAAGATACTTAGCAGGCAGATGCCTGTGCCAGTCCATTTAAACGCAATCATTTCATTCTCCTGGCTATCTCGCGCTCGATATACCAACGAGCCTTGCGTAGATCCTCAATCGCATCGTGCTTTTCGTCAGCTCGCCAGATGTACTTCATCGCATTGCCTAAACAAAACCCCATGTGCTCAGTAATCTGTATGCACTCAACCCCAGACGGGTGGCTCAGGTAGTGTTTCGGTTTATTTACCGAATCGTATGGTGATTCGTACTCTCTTAACTTCTCATAGCAATCCCATGCAGTTTT